GTCTTCGGAAACACCAACTCTAAAAGGTATACCAAATTTACCCGGCATTTTTTGTATGTTTATGTAGTAATCTTTAATTGTTACCGCTCTATTTTGTGCAGCAAAATTATATTTAGTCATTTGTCTGATTTGTTCAACCGACGGTGACCCAGCACCACCAAAAGCTGGTATTGGGTTGTTAACTCTTAATGAGTTTCTAACTTGGTTATTTGTTGTCACGTTAGGACCTGTAACGTTTGTTATATTACTTCCTAAACCGTTTAATACGTTTGCTCCAATATTACTTTGTGAACCACCACCAACTCTATATCTAACATACATTGTTGTGTTTGCTTTTGGTATTTCACCTAAAGCCGTATTATTTATGATATCACCTATTTGTTGTGTGAAATTGTTACTAGCAAATTGACTTAACATGTCTTGGTCTGCGTTACCACTACCGAAGGTTATTTTACAATATCCGTTATCAGTAAACTCTTTATAAAATCTTCTAGTAGTTTCAACCCATTTACCCATTTTAACACCTGTATTATCGGAGTCGTTAGCTCTTGCAGTATCTTCAATAAAAACTTTATCTTCAGCTAAAGAATCCATTTCCCACCATCTGTTGTTAAAATCGACAAATTCATCTAAAGTAGGTGTTGTTGTTAAGTTTACACCCGATTTTGTAATAATACTCTCAATTGAAAGTACGTCTTGGTCTGATAATACAACCTCTAAGAAAGGGACAGAATCTTCTGGTCCAATAACTTTTTTAAATATTTTTGTAACACCATTTATAACTAATTCACGTTTAACTATGGTGTAATTGATTAGTGTACCGTTAGCGTCAAAATTAGGTATTATCAATCTATTGGGGATACCACCCGTGTTAAAAGGTGAAGAAAAATCAATATCATCCATAGTCTCAAAAACCTGTCCACCACCCGTTGCTTGTGCACCGTATCTAATAATAGGTGCGTATCTTTGGTCCCAAGTATCACCAAATGGCGGTACTGTCACGGCGAAATCAACCATTGTAACTGATGGTCTTTGTCCAGGTATTTTTAACCCTAGAGTTCTAGCGATTGATAGAATAGATTTTTTTTCTTGAGCGTAATCGATTTGTGTTTCTTGAAACATACGGTCTGTATGAAAAGATAACATATCACCTACAGCCGCATTAAGTTCTAATAACATTGTACCCACCGAGGCGTCGTTAAAATCTGAAAATAAATCGGGGTAATATTGTTTAACGAAATTAAATAGTTCCGTCCTTACGTCAACGAAATTTCTCGCGAAATAATTGATTTTTCTAGCTTGTCCACTCATAATTAAAATTCTATTTTTACGGAACCACTTCTTTCAAAAGCTCCTTTTGTAACTGTGTAATCTATTTGAACCAAAACATGGTGTTCATTTCTTTCCTCACCATATTCACCAGGTGTCAATTCCACAGAGTCTATTTGTAGGAAAGGTATGAATCTGCTAACAGCTTGTTGTATTTCAGATTTTATGTCATTATGAACTTTTGATTCGTTAGGTTCAAATATGTATTGTCTAAGATTTGTACCGAAAGAAGGTAAATACAACCTTTCTTTTTTATCTGTCAATAATAAATGCATCAAATCAGCTTTTATCGCATCTTCACTTATATCATTTAAACTTAAAAATTTCCCCTTATCATCATCTTTAAAGGGAAAAGCTATGTTTATAAATTTTTCTGCCATGCTTTTTTATTATAAATATCCGTTTAAGAAATTTAATAATAGAAATATAAATGTGTAGAGCATAAAAAACCCTCCCAAAAAATGAGAGGGTTAAAATTATTTTAATTTTATATTAGTTAGTTGTTTCTGTACTAACTTTTGTGATATCGATATCTACCTCACAATTTCCACCAGAACATGCCAATTCACCACTTAAATCTGTATTGTCTTGTGTTTCAACTACTTTTGTTAAATCTATGTTTGTTAAAGATTTCATCATTTCGTTATACGTTTCTTCTGTACAATCTTCAAAAGGTGCTTGTTGGTAAGTACCTCCGTTGTATGGTAATACTGAAAGTCCGTTATAGAACTCACGGTTTTCCCACATCCATTCACCAGCTTTATCCCATTCATCTTCTTTCAATGAAACTGTTGCTGATACATTGTGTGTGTTTTGTCCTGTTCTGTGTCCAGGTTTAATCCATTCTTGAGCCACTTTTTTAATTCTCTCTAATAATTCAAAAGGTGATTCATGTCTTAAAATAGAACCTTCAGGTGCTTTCTGTGGTACAGAAATAACAGCCGTATCGTGTGGTCTAAACACTTCATCCTCAATCAACTCAGGGTGATAGATAGATAAGTAAGTGTAAATAGATTCATTTTTACCAACTCTAACTCTTCTGATATAATAATCATTATGCCATGCGTGAATACCTGATGAAGTACCCAATGTTAAAGAAGTTGTTCCAGCTGGTTTAACTGTTGTTGTTCTAGCTGATTTGTTGATTCCGATTAGTTCAGCTATTCTAGCGTTTTCCTCTTTAACTAATTCAGCTGCTTGTGACATATCGTAACCCAACACTTTATCCGAACCAATACCTGTCATAGAAACACCGATTAAAGCGTCTTTCTCAGTTGTTCTTTTCCACACATCTCTTAAATAGTGGAAATCTGTGTAACCAGCTTGTAAAGTTCCAATAAATGCCGCTGCCTTAACTCTTTCGTTGTAATCTTCTTGTGATTCAATATCTGATACATTTACTTCACATAAGTTACAGAACTGGTAAGGACGAAGTGCTATTTCACAACAAGGGTTAGTTCCCCAATCTTTATCGTAAGAGAAATAAATACCAGGTTCACCAGCTCCTGATAACTCAACTCTTTTCCATAAATCCATGAAGAATCCTTTTGTGATTTTATTTCTTAATAAAACAGCTGAGTTGTTAGCTCTACCTCTTTGTGGATTTAATTCCCACCACGCTCCTGACTTACAAGAAATCATTTCGTTATCGTCAGCTGAGAATAAAGAGATTAAAGCTGCTCTTCTGATACCACCAGCTAATACTGCGTCAGCAATATGACATACAATATCGTGTACTTCTAATGTTGTTAGTTTTGAACCGTTTTCTTTTTCTTTTAACATGTTCTCAACTTTAACCAAACACTCTCTTAATGGTTTTGGTCCAGGTGCTTTACCTCCTGATGTTACTAACATAGCCCCTTTTTGTCTAATATCAGAGTAATCAAATACAGGTGTTGATGTGTTTTCACCAAAGTAAGACTTCATTAAAACTTTAACCGCGTCAGCCCATCCTTCAATAGAGTCACCGATTAAATATCTCCTTGTTTTATCAGGGTTAGGTTTTCTAATCTCAGGTAATTTATCAACGTGGTGTTTTTGTACTGAATAACCTACACCTGTACCACCTAATAATAAAAACATAGTTTCAGCGAAAGCGTCCTTATGGTCAATCGGTAAATAAGCACAATTGTAAATTCTGTTAGGTGAGATTTCAATTGGTTTTCCACCGAATTGCATTGACCTCATTGAAGGTAAAACTTTTTTGTCATATACAAATTTATATACTTCTTCAATTTCATCAGCTAATAAAGGATATCTCCTTTGATGCATTTCTTTGTTTCTAGTTACTAACTCTTCCCAAGTCTCTCTTCTTTGAGCTTCAGGAAGGTATTTTGCGTACTTCATGTAGACAGTAATGTCAGACAAAATCTTATTAGATAATTCCATTTTGTTAAATTTTTAGTTTAAATTATTTATTTTATTCTTGAGACTTTGATTGAGTCTCTTTAAGTTCACGAGCTCGTTTAATTCTTTCACGAACCCTTTCCTCTTGTTTTTCCTCTGCCTTTTTCTCATATCCTAAGAAAGTTTCAGAGGTTGTTGTATCAATAAAAACAGTTCCATTGTCAAAAGTACAGTTTTCAAATATAACACCGTCTTTTCCAAACCTAGACTTTAAAATTGCTATAGTTGCTAAACCAGCCTCTTTTTGTGGTAATGTTTTAGCCACCGATATAATAAAGTGACCAATTTGAGCTCTTTTTATAGACCCACCCATTTGGTCTCCCGTTACTACATCTGAGGAAATTGAACTTCTGTTACCCTGAACCGCTGTCCATCCCACCATATCAAACTCAACCAACATGGTTTCAAAAGCTCTCATTACATTACCTTCTCCAGTCCACGAATCGTTGTAGTTTTTAACAGGTTCAACACAATCAATGTAGTCTAATATAACCACATCTATTTTTGTCCCTGTAGCGATTAGGTGTCTTATATAAGACTTAATCGTGTTTATGGTAACACCCTCTGAAGTGAATTTTTTAATTATTAGGTTATTTTCACGGTCTGTTTTTTTTCTGACCTCATCTATTACCTCTTCTTTATTTTCCGCTAATTCATTCAGATTTATACCAGTCCAACATGCCGCGTGTTTACGTTGTATCACCTTCGGCATATCCTCAAATATAATTTGTAAAACACTGTTCCCAGCGTTATAAGCTGAGTTAGCTATTTTTGTTAGTATTGTGGTTTTTCCAACACCGTAAGGTGCTAAAACAACCGCTAACTCCCCTTTGGATATTCCACCATCAGTTAGTTCGTCAATACCGTTTATTCCCGTAGGAATTGGGTTTCTATAATCATCCTGTAATACCGACTCAAAGTCGTCAGATATAGATACACCGTCATCTTTTTCAGCTCCAACCGATAAAGCGTCTTTTAAGATTTCTGCACATTTTTCATAACTCTCAAAATCACCATTATCAACTATTTTAGAAATTTCTTGATTAGCTTTCTTTAGCTCTTGTTGTCTACAAAAGTTTAAAGCTTTTTCTTGGACGAATCTCCAATCTTTAACTTCTAAATTTCTAATTTCTTTGGTCATCGCGAACACGTAATCTTGTGTTACCGTGTCTTTGATTTCCATTTTTAAAACCGTTTCTAAAGTATCCCACTCAGGGACTTTTTCAAACCTTTCATAGTAATCTTTAATTGTTACTATAATCAATCTGAAATACTCGTTATCAAAATACTTTGCGTGTATAATGTCTATAATTCTATCTGAAAACTTTTTGTTAGCTGGATGTAAAATTTGATTTATCAACTCTTGTTGAAACGAATATCCTAAGTATCCTAACGTAACATTTTTACTCATAACTTTACCAGCTTTTTTGTTTAATAATAAATAGAAATTACAGTTCAATTCCGCTATATTCCACAGTAAAATTTTCTTGAGAAAATACTTCTTGGATGTGTGAAATGAGTCTAGGAATCAAAGACCTAACATCAACACTATATCTAACTCTTTGTGGATAGATGTTTCCTGTGAAGCTTTTTTGTGATACAACTCTATTATCAACTTTAATTTCAAAGTGATATACATCCTCTTTTTGTAACAAATCTTTTTTAGTTAAGTCCACTTGTTCTTGAGTCTGTTTTTCAAAAGGGTTGTATTGTTTGTATAAATAATCAACTGATTTATCTTTTAAATCAGACTCAATAATATGAACACAATCATCAATACACCATTTTAAGTCCATTGACCTTAAAACCTCTTTTTTATAATTTCTGATTGAGAAATATCTTTGGCAAATAATATTTCCGTTGATGTACAATACAAATTCAAACTTTTTCATTTTTTTCTTTTTTTAAATTTAACTTTTTCTTTTTTTAATAATTTAACAAACGGTTCCATCCAACTAACATAACCGTCAACTCCACCAGGTATATTTAACATAACACCATCTTCTAACATCATTTTTAGGACATTCTTATAGTCTCTACCTTCAGGGTCTAGTGGTAATTCAATTAAACCTATCACTTCTTCTTTAGCCTCGTCAGGTAATAAAGGATTATGTAAGTTTATTATTTTTTCATTTACCTCATAAAAGTCCCCTCTGTGTGGTCCCTTTGAATGTCCCTCAATAATGTTTTCTAAAACTTTTAGTGGTTTCTCACGAGACTCCTGTAATTCCCTTGCTTTCTCTCTAACCTCATTTAAAGTAACTTTTCGTTCTTTTATTTCAGGAAAGTGTTCCAACAAAGTTTTTTCAGTCACCCCAGTTACACCCTTAATATAATCGGAAGAACATCCCTCAATAATTTTAACTAATCCAGCGTTTTCATAATAATGTTCAAAATGCCAATTATAGTTCCCAATACCAACCAACTGTTTTTTGTCGGCTAAGTAAATTGAAACTTCTTCGGTAATCATCTGACACAAGTCTCTATCATTAGTGTAGATTATAACTTCTTCATTACTTTTTTTGTTTAATGAATAATAAGCTAATAAATCATCCGATTCACAATCATCGTGTGAATATTGTCTAATAGATAAATCCTCTGCGTACATTTGAACTCTTATTTTTTGTCTTTCGTAAGACTCGTCAAAAAATTTTGGTCTGTTTCCTTTGTATTCAGGGTAGTAATCTAAACGTAGTGTACCACCACGTTCACCATCCCACATGATAACAATTTTATCAATTTTTAATTGAATTGTCAACATCCTTAGGGTAGTGTAGAATTGGTAAAGTCCTCCTATGTGTTCTCCCTTATAGAATAGGTGTTTAGCCCCATTATAAGAACGTTTCATAAGAACATTACCGTCAATAAGTAGTGTTGTGTATTTTTTTACTGGTCTACCCATTTGTTGTAAACTTATGGTTCAACAAATCGGTTTTCTTTTCTTCTTCGGTATCAATTAAGACACCTAATTCTTTTAATAGATTTATTTGTTTTTGGTTTATATTACCATCACCATTAAAATATCCTTCAACAGCTGATTGTATAACCCAAAAACAACCTAACTGGTCCCCTTGTTCATTAAGGGAACCCAAGCTAAGTTCTTTAAATTTTTCGTAATCTAATCTCATTTTTTTTATTTAAAAAATTAAATAAGTCCTTCTACTCCGTCCATATCGTCCTCATCGTTTTTAGACTTTGGACCTTCTTTCAAACTGAATTCACCACCCATAATCTCTTTCCAATATTCAGCGTAATCTTCTTTATATTTTTTAATGGAGTTTGGTGTGTCTTCAATGTATCCATGTGGTGTCGCGATGATTTTACCATCTTTATAACCCAAACCATTTACGTGGTTCTTTAAGATAGATACTTTAGTTTTAGTAGCGAAAGCTACCTTTCTTCCGTCTTTTGTAGCGTCCAATTGTGATATACCTGAATTCTTTTGATTCCCGAATAAGAATACCAAAGCTGAATTCAACCAAATTGCTTCACCACCTTTCGCTTTAATCTTAGGTTGTCCGAAAGGATTGTCAGGTAGTTCAACCCATGGTTGATTTACAATAACCATAGTGTTATCGTAAGGGTAATCTTCTCTTTTAGAATTTGTAATTCTAGATGTTAAACCCATACCGATTTTATCAGCCAACACTCTCGCGTTATGCATTGAACCACCCTTTCCTTCAAATGTCATTTGACATGGTATTGAACCTACTGAATCCCATAAAAATAAATAACCTTTTAATGGTTCACCATCAGGTCCTTCAGGCATCCCATCTTTTTCTTGGATATCTAATAATTCATTTACGTAATCCGTTACTTGTTCAATAGTTTGGAAGTCGTCATTAAATAAAAACATTCCATCAACAACTTCATTACCATCTTCATCCTCAATAAATTGGGATTCCAACCCTAGTTTTGTACAATAATCCCAAGACCATTTTCTCTCAGTTATACAAAACACGGGTAAGTATCCTTTTTTAATTGCTGACACGGCTGAACCAATTAAAGCTGTAGTTTTAGACGAGTTAGAGTGTCCTAAGAACATATTGATGTTGTGCATCACTGGTCCTGGTAATCCACTCGCTTTATGGAAAGCTTCACCGATATCAAAAAATTGTGTCGGTTTATACTTTGTTTTACTACTATGAGATTTCTTTAATGAACTTAAAGAAAAACTCTTCTTTTTAATACTTGTTTTAGCCATGTTTTTTTATTTTAGAATGGTAATTCGTCTTCGTTATTTTTTGAAGTTGTTGTTTCAGCCTCAGCTGTCACTTCTTCAGTTTTTGTTTCTGTTTTGTTGTAAGAAAACTCAACCTCACCTTCTTCACCTTTAGCTACGAATTTTTGTAAACCTTTATCCCATACAGGTGTATCACCGTTAGCGATAATTTCTAAATACTCAACAGGTTGTGCTTTGTAAATGTCTTTCCATGTTGTAGTATCAGCTAACCAAGCTTTAGCTTTTGTAGCGTCCTCAGTCAATAATGAAACATCTTCAGACATGATGGAAGTGATTTTAGTATATTTCTTATCATCTCTTCCTAAGATAAGAACTAAATCTCTACCCTCTCTAGGTAATGTGATGTCACCTTTTTTAGTAAAGATAGGAATCATTTTGTCTAAAGCACCTTCACCTTTCCAGTTGTGTGGGAATCTCCAAAATTTAACACCATCTTGTTCGTTAGCTCTATCAATAACTCTAACAATGTAAAATTTCTTAGCTTTGAATTGTTTTGAGATTTTTTTGTCTTCTTCTGAACCTGTAGCTTTTAACTCAGCCTCAATTTCACATAATGGACAGTGTTCTCCGTCGTTATGTTTTCTACAGTATAATTTTCTCCATTTACCACCTACTTGGATACTGTGCCAATGTCCTTCTTCAAATGGAGACGCTCCGTCTTTTGTCGGCATCAATCTAATAGTACTCTCACCACTATCATCACCTTCTTCTAATCTTACAGCGAAATACTTAGAGAAATCTGTACCGTTATCAAACGATTGTTGTCCTTGTTTGTTTTGCTCATACTGAGCTCTGATTGAATCTAAAATGTTACTCATTTTGTGTTTTTTTTGTTTTTAATTATTAAATTATTTTATCTACACGTTTAAATTAAACATATCTTAAATATACTCTCACATAGTTGAAAAATCAATAGTTTTTGAGCATAAAAAAAGGGGTAAAAGCTTTTAAATTTTACCCCTTATAATGGTTTTTTTATTTTTTATCAAGCCTCAGGATTGAATGAATTTTTAATATCCATTTCACTATAATCCGTTAAATCTTCTGGTTTAATTTTATAAACTTGTTCTTCTTCGTCATCAGCGACTTTATATCTTGGGTTAGTTTGTGCTTTTTCTTCCCAATAGTCAGTAAGTTTCATATTAAACGGATAAGAATCTAATGAACGTAATTGTAATTGTTCTTCAGGTGTTTTAATGTCTGATTCAATCTTAGATACTTTATCCATAATAGAATCCATCTTAGCTAATTGAGCTTCAAGGTTTGACAACTTATCAGCCATATCTTTAACATATGTTGTTGTTTCTTGTGAAGCTTGTGCTGCTAATTCAGCAGTTTCTTTAGCTTCTTCAGAACCTTTAACTATATCAGTAACATCAATCTCTTCAACTTCTTCGTCTGACTCAATATCATCAGCAGCACTAAATTCATCAGCAGTTCCAAACTCATCTTCTGTTTCACCACCTTCTTCATCTTCAGGTGAACCTTCATCACCAAAATCAAAATCAGCATTGTCTTCTTCGCCACCTTCTTCGTCAGCTGCTGGTGTTTCATCAGCAAAATCAAACTCATCACCACCCTCTTCATCTTCAGGTGCTTCATTTAATTTTTTCTTACCAGTTACATCGTAACCCATGATAGCGTTAAACCTTTTAAGGTCTTCTGATAGTTGTTTTTTATCTGCCATAATTATCTTGTTGTATATTCACTTAATAGTTGTCTACCATCATTAGTGATGATTTTTTTATTTTCTCTTTTAACGATTTCTTGTTCGTCATTAATAACACACTCCTCACCTTTACAGTCTTGTTTAAGAAAATTGTTTAACTTAGCGTTAAGTTCTTTTTCTTTATCAGTATTTTTATCGTTAATCATATCTATTCTTTTTATATAAATATCACTAATTAGATAAAAATACACGACTAATATTTGTGATTTCTAAATTGTCTTTTTTTATGAGTATTATTGTATCTTCGTAATTAGACCAATCCACAGTAAATTTTTTATGGTTTACGTTTCCAGATTCCAAATCACAATCCCTTTCAATAAGTTTATTCAAAGCATTTATTGTAAAGAATGTTTTTTGTTTTTTATGTATTTGGATTGTTTTAGGTAGTTCTTTTTTTATATTGAATTTATTTCCAACCTCTACTTTTATTTTATAGGTTAATAAGTAATCTTTATCGGATAATTCAAATATAAAAACCTTATCGGGTTCTACGTTGTGGTTTTCTTTTAAGTTAAATAAAAATTTATGTATGTCGTTTTTATCAACAAAAGAAGCTAATAATAATATTTTATGTTGCATTTTTATATTTCAAGTAAGGGACATATTTTATATCTAAGTGTTTTAATTCTTCAGTGAAATCTTCTTCTAAATCTTCACTAAACACACTTAAATTATCCATAAGAAATTTCAAAATAAAACCAAAATCAAAACCTACAAACTTTATTAAGTCTAGGTCAACCATAAAAATTGAATTTTCCTTATAGATATATACTATCCTCCCTTGAAATAAATATCCGACACCACCCGATAAGTTAGATAATTTCTCACATAGT